CCAATGAACATAACCAAACCCCATTAGCATAAAGAACAGTAAGCCAATACTATAAGTAGTAACATTTCGGCTGTTGATATATTGTTGAATAGTCCGAATTTCATTTTCATTATCCTTTAATCGTTTACTTACCTGCTATATAAAGTATACGCCATTATCAGAGAAAAGCAAACAAAAAGAATAATTTATCTTTATATAACTTATTGTAATGTTATGTGATTATGTAACCTGGTGTGGGTATATATAAGGATAGAGAGCAGACGATATAAGTGATGTAATAAGCATGAGTAGTATAACTGATGTATGTGGTGTAAACGTCTACAACCCCCACAGTTATTATAGATAGGGCAGTCGTTACAGATAGACTATTGTATATAGGACGTAGTTGGATGCTGTATGTTAGATAACCATATAACAGCTTAGGTTACTGGCTTCGCTGTTAGATAGACGGTTAACAGCCAACTGTAATGATTATAACGATTGTAGTGGGTGGGGTAGCCTATCTATGAATAGAACAGTAAGGGGAGGTGAATAGGCTACAAAAACTATAACTATATTTTCTAATATTTACTGTCCTATACTTACCTTGACTACGTCCGTATTCGTAAATAGTTTATACAATTAACTCCTATAATAACATACCTTTTTGTACCTATCTCTGCCATTATATAGGACTAGAGTTTATGGCTGATTTCTCTGTATGTTATATATCTACTTAATATAATTAATACTGAATTAAAATATGATGCTACTATTAGTCCTATAACTAAAATATAGTCAAGAGGACATTACAATCGTTAAAAAAATAAAATTTATTAAAAATTTTTTATTACTTATACAGTAAGGAGTTACAGTTATTTACTTGATATAATCCAAGTATAACACCATTTTAATAGAGTTTGTTTGCGGATAAGCCTATAACTACATTATAATAGCCCTATAAGATATTCGGACGTATACGCTTTCGGGGATATAATAAAGGGCTATACATATTATATCTCCATTACCTAATATGATACAGGGATGTATCATTAATTGTACAGGGATGTACTACTGTGCCCTTAAAAGCTGAAAGCAATATTGGCACTATATAGGAGACAGAAATGTTAGCTATTAAATTATTGATTGTTGCTATACCTATGTTTATAGTTGGTTATTTTGCTTATACAGCAGGATTAAGAGACGGGAAAAAGGAGACAGGAAATGGGTAAAGCTTTAGAAAAAGCAAAAAAGAAATTTTGGTATGACCACGATTATGATAAGGGAGCGAATCATTGGAATACTTCGATTCTTTTGAATGAATTTGAAGATGGTTGGAGAGCTGCCTTGGAGTGGGCTAAAGGCAGGATTGATTATGCTAATGCAGGGAATGATATGATTGATTGGATTTTTGAAGAGGAATTAAATGCCAAGACCTAAGAAAAGTTTGAGGACGATTTTATGCGGGGGTTGTTGGAACACAGGAGAGGAAGAGTATGTTCCTAATGGGATGCCCGCACAACATTATTGCTACCGACTTTGTAGCACTTGTAAAGGAGAGACAAAATCGTACGGCCAAAAAAGAGCCTTGAAGCAGCTATGACGTTGGTTGCCAAAGATTTGTTGGAAAACAATCAAAATATCGCCGATGTTGGTACAATTATAGGTGCACTCGGAGAGGACAGTTTGAAGTGGCTTAAAGACCTTAAAGCCGAATGTACCACGATAGACCAGTTTATAGAGATAGCTCGCCAACGAGCAGACATCGCCCTTATAGTGGCAGCTGTTAAGTGTGCCCTTGGTTACGAATACCAAGAGGAAGATAAAACCTACCGAAATATACTTAATCATAGGGATGAGACGGGTGCTCCTGTAATGAAGGAGATAGTCGATGGTAGGAAGGTTAAGACAAAGAGAGCTTTGCCTAATGAAGCTCTACTACGCTTTATATTAAAGTGTAGGTTGCCAGAGTACTTTAGTGATATTCAGAGGGTAGAAATTAACAAGAAGGTTATAGAGATAAAAGGTAACGCCGAGAAGGAGATAAGGGAATTTGGGCGTAAGCTTTTGGAATCAATTAAAAATGAGGGGACAGAATAATGATAGAAATTGACCCAATATTAATGTGGCTTTTATTGTTTGGGGTTGGAATACTTGGGGCAGTTTGTGGGTTTCTAATAAGACACTGTGCTTGTGATTAAGAATGAAAATCAAAATACCAGATAATCCTAAAGCTTTCTACGAGTTGATACCAACTGAACCAAAGGAGAATATCGAGTTCAGAGCTAATCTCCATAAAATGCTTGCTACCGATAGCAAGGCACAGGCAGTATTTATGGAGCTTTGCCGTCAATATATGCCAATTTTCTTTAGTTCGGTGGCTTGGACTTTCAACCCCTGGACTCGGTTGAACCACCCATTTATCCTTAGACCGGCTCAGATACCGGCTGTGGAGACATTAGACTGGTGTATCGAGAACGGGCACGATGCTGGTATTAATAAGAGTAGGGAAGAGGGGGCATCTGAGATTTGCTGTAAGTTATTTGCAGCCAAAATACTTTTATATGAATATGTGAACTTTATCGTAGGTTCACGAAAGAAGGAGTTAGTAGATAATCACGGGGATTACTATACCTTATTTGCTAAGGTGGATAATGTATTTAACTATTTGCCTTCGTGGTGGTTAAAACTTTGCGGTTATGAACCGAAGCGGAACCGTAAAGATATGTTGTTGACAATACCGTTAAACAGTTCTTCAATAGTAGGAGAGACTACGAATGAGAGTTTTTCTGCTGGAAGCCGTGCTACGGCGTTGTTACTTGATGAGTTCGGTCGTGTAGATTCAGCTACCGCTACTGCAATAGAAGGTTCGGTACACGATGTGTCCAACTGCATAATATACAGTAGCACTCATTGGCTTGGTTCAGGGCATTGCTTTAACCTCGCTCTCGGCAAGGAGACTACACGGGTTGTCGAACTCATCTGGCATCAAAACCCTACCAAGAATCAGGGGCTATATACGAGTCCCTCGCCTGGTGAGGTTGAATTGATAGACGTGGGTTGGTATAAAACAAATTACCCAGAAGTATTAGAGTATGCAGAAATCAATTAAAATTAACTATGCCGCCCTACCTGATGAGTTAAAGAAACTCTTTATTGCCGATGGCTGCAAGAATTTACCTATGCCACTTAGGAGTAAGTGGCACGATTACCAGGAACTACGAAGGAAAGGTAATAGACGAGATTTCATCTCGAATGTTTGGGCCACGCCGGTAGGAGCAAGCGATGCCCCGTTTGACCACACTGTTCTTGAGGAGATTAAGAATAGAGATATTCGTGACCCTGATTATAGAGGAGAGTTACTAATCCCTCAGTATTCCAATGGTGTGATAAATACTGAGAGTATACAGTATATACCTGGAATAATGGGTAGGCTACAGTGGTGGGGGAACCTACCATTTGGTAGACCTAACCAACAACATAATTATATTATTGCGGTTGACCCATCATACGGGTTGGGTTCTGCTAATTCCGCTATTTTGGTATATGATAGAAATACTTATGAACAAGTAGGGATGTGGGCAGATGCTAATACAAAGCCAGAGAAGTTAGTTGATATCGTTGTGGCGTTAGCTTATTGGTGTGGCGGTATCAGACCAACCTATATCATCTGGGATGCTGGTGGAGGCTGTGGAACTATGTTTACTAACAGATTGGTGTTCCACAGATACCCGTATATTTATACACAGCGTAGAGAGGACTCCAAAACCCGCAAACAAATGAAGAAGTGGGGATGGATTGGTAATGCCAAGAAGAAAGATGATTTGTTAGGGGAACTCGCCGTAGCATTAAGTTGTGGTTTAATAGATGGTGAGACTGAGTATAAATCAATTATAATTCACGACAAAGATTTATTGGATGAGTTATTCGATTATGTATTTAGGGAGAAGGGTGCTGGTGCAGTAGTCTCTAAGAAGGCTGATTTAAGTACTGGTGCTCTGGAAAGACACGGTGATAGGGTTATAACCGCTGGATTGGCGGTGTTGGCTTGTAGAGAGCAATTAATAGGAAAGTGGGAGGAAGCAGAGAACCCACCGATTAATAGTTTCCAAGCAAGGTATAATAAAGTCGAGGAAGAACAGAAAAAAGAAAAAGCAGGGTTTGAAGTACGGAGATACCTATTTTGAAAACTAAGAAGTATCTTGAGACAAATGGTACAGGTGATGATAGAGGCTTTGAAGTTCGTATACAGAAGCTTGTAAAGGCGTGGCAAAAGCGACAGGAGGAGCCTCTAAGGAAGCGACAGAAACTTCTTGCTCTATGGGCCTCTGGTTTCTTTGATGCTGGGTACGGGCGAGAACATCTTATAAATCTTATCGACCGTGGGGTGTTCACAATCGTACCTTATTTGGTCGAAGGAAACCCCAAAATTCTTGTCGAAACAAAGATAGCGAACTGTAGACCTTGGGCGTTTACTACCCAGTTAGCACTAAACTTCATTCTCGATAAAATAAACTTTGCAGAGAGAACATTGATTCCCGCTGCTATAAATTCTATGTTTGGTGCGGGTATTACCCGAACCTTTACCGAGTATGACCGTGTTATAAACCTTGATGATAATGCTATAAAGTATGGTAAAAATGTAATACGGGTTATTGATGATGCTGATTACATAGGGGACGTTGCGGCTAAAACAAGGGATGATTTTATTATAGAGGGAGATATTTATAAGCTTCCCACTGATTATGCTAAAGACTTATACTATAAATATGCCGATGATATATCTTCAGATTGTAAATTAACGAGTGACTATCACCCAGATAAGATTGCAAATGGTCAGTGGGATATAAATAGGTTGTCTCTAAGAGAGTATACATCTTTTATAGACTTGTACTTATATGATGAAGGTATCACCATTACTATAATGCCTTATGGTAAAGCGGCCAAAGTCCTACACACAGTTGAGGAAGATGGCCCAGGTGGTACACCATACGATTTCTTAGGGTACAAGTTCTTCCCAGGTAC